AGTCGACACCTTTTATCGCATTGAGAAGCGTCTGCCGGTCACTGTGAAATACCGTGGTCGTGTCACTGGCAGCGAGTGGCGCAGCCTGCTGCCATACGTGTCACGCGATGTCAGTGCATTTAAGGCCAATGATATCTGGGTTGGCGATGGCCACTCATTCAAGGCCAAGGTACAGCATCCAATACATGGCCGTCCATTTGTGCCAGAGGTCACGGTAGTGATGGACTGGACCAGCCGCAGGATTGTCGGTTGTAGTGTCGATATGGCTGAAAGCTGCGTTGCGGTGAGTGCTGCGCTGCGTGATGCCATGTTACGCACCGGTGCCCGCCCCCTGGTTTATTACTCAGATAACGGCTCTGGCCAGACTGCCAAGCGGCTCGATCATCCTGTGCATGGCTCATTGGGACGACTCGGTATCGCCCACGAAACAGGCATACCAGGTAACCCTCAAGGGCGCGGCATCATTGAGCGTATATGGAGTAGCACGCTGATTGAGCTGGCGCGTACATACCCAACTTTTCAAGGCGGCAGCGGCGATGAAAACAGCATCAACCGCATGCTCAAAGACCTGAACAAAAAAGAGCCTAAAACCATATTACCCCGTTGGGATGATTTTTTGGTTGATCTGGAGCTGTGCATCGAAGACTACAACAACCGCGAGCACAGCGTCATTAAAAACACCCCTGATGCCGAGTATGCATTAAAGCTGGATCCAGACAGCTTGGATGTAGGTGTCAGCCAAGAGGAAATCGCCAGCTTGTGGATGCCACAAGAAGAGCGCGTGCCAGATCGCGGCGTCATCCGCCTCATGAATTACCAATATGCCATGCCTGAGCTGGTGAACATGCTGGCTGAAGGTGAGCGAGTAGTTGTCAGGTTTGATATTCACCGCCCTGCCAAGGTTTGGGTATTTAAGCTTGATGGCCGCTACCTGGGCGAAGCGCTTTGGGATGGCCATAAGGTCGACGCGTTCCCCAAACCAATGATGGATCACCTGCGTGCAGAACGTGTTGAGCGCAAGGTGATTGCCCTGCAGAAAAAAGCCCGCGAAGCCCAGCAAGAACTTGGAAACACCGTCGACAGCGAAGCAACAGAAATCTTTGTTATCCCGCCACAGGCTAAACCGGAGCCACTGGAAGTACTGCAAATCAAGCCTAAAGCCAAAGAGGCTGAAATGTCCTATTTGGACGTGCAACGCATGATCTACCAGCAGGGAAATAACGAAGACACAGATGAGGTGGCCGCAGGTTAGCTACCAACTAACCAACGGCCTTTTTTGTAGCACTAGAGCAAAACTAGTAAGGAGAGTGTAGCAATGAGAAAACAATTTGTACAGACCGCAAACTGGACGGTTTTTCAAGCAGCTGTCGCAGCTGTTGAAAACTCAGGATCAGATGAAGCCAGGATCATGCTTTTAAGTGGTGATCCTGGCTGCGGAAAAACTGCAGCGGTAGACCGCTATGGTAGCGAAGTGAATGCCGTTTACATCCGTGGCGTTTCAGACATGAATACCACCTTCACCGGCGACTATCTGGCAGACCGATTGGGCGTTAAAGAAACCCGTAAGTATCAAAAATATAACGCCATCTTGACCAAACTAGCGGACAACCATACGCCGATCATCCTTGATGAAGGACAACATGCCGCTAAAGGCGGTGCCAAGCCCCTGGAGTATCTGCGTGGTCTCGCAGAAGAGGCTGGCGTCATGTTGATTATAGTTTGCCACACCACTGAAAAAAACCTGTTTACGGCCGCAAAAATGGCCCACATCAATACGCGTATCACAGCCAAGCCAGAGTTTAAACCGGCTGACTTTGACAACTGCAAACTGTATATGCAAACCCTTTGCGAAGTTCAGTTAGAGGATGCCGTCATCAAGCGCGCACTTGAACAGTCTTGTGGCCGGTACCGGATTTTAAATAGCGCCATTAAAACGCTTGAGGGCTTGGCCAGAGTCAAGAAAACCGACGTCATCACTGGCGACATGGTGCAGAAGCTGCGTCTGTGCGAAGACGTAGGAAGGACGCTGTAATCATGAAGCGCGGACAGATGACAGCAGAACAGTTTAACGCACAGGTTCCCGTTGGTACCCGCGTCAAATATCACCCGATCATTGGTAGACCAGACTTTGTTTATTCGACCACCAGATCAGAAGCCTGGGAAATGTGCGGGGCCGTGGTTGTGAAGATCGAAGGCCGCGCTGGCGGGGTAGATGTTGAGGCCATTGAGGTAATTGGGGAGCGTGCCAATGCTTGAAAACCGCAAACGTGCTATCGAGACCAGCCCACGCCGCCGCATGAATTCTGGTGGCCTGCGTGCAAAGGCCTGGTGGGTCATGCGCAACCGTAAAAGCGCCACGCTTGAGAGCCTGCTTAATACCCTGGCTGACGGGAGTCAGAAAGATGCCGAGAGCAACCTGCGCAAATACCTTAACGCGCTGGCCAGGGCTGGCATTTTAAAGGTTGAGACCAAGCGCCAGCCAGGTAAGGCACTCACCAGCAATGGCTATCACCGCTTTAGCCTGGTCATTGATGTTGGTGCCGCTGCGCCAGTCTGGCGCAAAAGCCTTAATCAAGTTTATTGCCCTGATACAGGTCAGATTTATGAGATTGATGAAGCTACCGGCCCCATGAAGGCAGTTTCACCGAAAGGCGGTACCCAATGAGTGAGGTTTTTAATTGGGCAAAACAGTTTGCCGCAGACAACAGCGTTCAGGCGCTGGCTGATTTAACCAGCGGCAAATACAACCGCAGCACGATGAGCCTGTATCTCAATGGCAAATATCCCGCAGGTGTAGAGAAGATTGAGGCGGTATTACGTCCGCTCATGTCCCGCCGGGCCTGCCCATTTTTAAATAAGCAAATCACTGCAGACGACTGTAAAAGCCGCCAGAGCCGCCCAGCACCACACGCACGTAAAGGCTCAATGTACCAGCACTTCCTGGCTTGTCAGGCCTGCGCTCATAAGGAGGCAGTATGAAAACTTTTAATGTGGAAATCACCATCGCTAATTTCGGTAGCGCACCCACCAAAAGAAGCTTTGAGGTCAGTAGTAAAAACGGATTTGACGCAATCGTGACTGCCTTGCGCAATGTTGGCGAAGTGCAACGTGCTTGCGTCATTTGCAAGCCAGTTTTAGCTAAATAGGAGAGACAAACATGAAGAACTCATTTTTATCAGCGACTCTGGTGTTAGCTGGATATTTTGCTCTCCAGTCATGCGCTCAAGCCGTGACCTACCTCGGTGAAGGCACACCTACCCCAGAGCAAAAGCAAATGATCATGGAGGTGTTTGACTGCATGCCTAGGGATCTGGATGAAAGCTCGTTGTTTACCTTGGTTGAGCGTGATGGCGGTCAATTTTTGAGCTGCAAACGGTTTAAAACGATTGTGCAGCCAGTCACGCCTCAAGCACCTAAAACAAAATCCAATCGCATTGTTGTGGGTTGAGGAGAAACAATCATGGCGCTTGGCTACCTAGAAACTAAAACACTGCAGGCACTGCGCGCAGGACCAATGGAGTCCTGGCAGTTGATTGAACGACTAGGTAGCGCAGTTGGATTGAGAAAGCTGATATCACTCGGGTATGCCAAAGATGTAGAAGGCGTTTATTCGATCACCCAAGCGGGTAAGGAAAACTGCCCAACCAGACGAAGCACAGAAAATTTCAGCGCTCCTGTTAAAGAGAATAAAACAATCAGTGAAATTGATATCCCGGTTTTTATAAATGCAGGATTACCAATTAAAGGACCATCTATGGAAAGTACTCAATCATCAGTTGCTGATGAATTAAAAGCAACAGACCAACCAAAAAATGACACGCCCAGCGAACCTGTTGTTGGATCTGATACACCTGATTATTCAGATAAGCCGAAGGCTTACCAGATCCTCAAATACATTGAGAATAACCCTGGTTGTTCCAGCAAGCCTATCCAAAATATCCTCGGATTAACATCATCTATAAAGCCCTACATTGCGGGATATTTGAATCGTGGTGAGGGTATTCAGCTTGAAGACGATCTTGGGCTGACCTATCAGGTGACTAAGCCGGTTGATGACTTTTATCGCCATCACAAACCATATGCAAAAAAATCCCCAGGAGCCAAACATGAAACCACGTCGACTGCGGTGCATGCGCAGGAAATGCAAAGTGTTGAACAGGTTAAGCCCGTTAGTACTGATGAGACGGTTAAAGAGAAATCTGAGAATCACACATCGATCAAAGCTGAGAATGACTTGGTATCACAGAGCAAAGTTAGGTTCGCCATCACGAGTGACAAACACATCATTTTGATGGGTTTAACGCCAGATGATATCGAGCTGACCGAGGGTGATTCACACACCCTGATTCAATTTTGTGGCGATATCGCCCTGGCTGCCAATGTAAGTTCAGTGTTAGCCAACAGGGTAATCGATCTGGAGACGCTCGGATCATGAAACTCTGCCTCCCTGAAAAATTGACACTCCTTGCCTTGCGGGCTGGGCCATGCACACGAGAGCAACTTAAAGAGCGCTTCGGCCATGATCACAGAGCAAGTCATTTAGTTGGCAAAGGCTTGGCAAAAATGCATGACGAGGTGACTTTTGTGATCACCACTTTAGGACGTGAACACTGCCCTAAACGGCGAGACGGCCTCACTTACCAAAAGGGACGGCCACCAAAGCAATCAATGATGGGAGCAAGCAATCGTGAATAAAACCAAGCATGACCTCATGGCTGTAATGCTAAATCACTGCGGCAGAGAGCGCTCTATTAAATCCTCTGCTCTGGCTGATCGTGTAGGTGTTACAGAACGCAAGCTGCGCGACTTTGTAACTGAGTGTCGCTTGGATGGCTTGGCTATTTGCGGTAGTCCAAAAACCGGTTACTTCGTAGCCAGGACACAGGATGAAATAGAAGAAACAATCAAATTCTTAAAACATCGTGCACTCACTAGCCTAGCGCTAGTGGCCACGCTGGAAAAAAGACCAATGGCTGACGTTTTAGGTCAGCTACACATTAACGCATAAGGATAAATAACCATGAGCAATAACAAAGAATTAATTGAAGTCGCCGCCAAGGATTACTCCAAAGAGCGCAGCGTGTTGGCCGAGCTGGTGACCAGCCTAAATCACGAAATCATTAAGCTTAACCGCAAGGCACTGCCAGCGATCAAAAAGGCAGTCAACGCCACCAAAGAAGCCGAGGCCAAGCTTGAGGCGCTGCTTAAAGATAACGTCAAGCTATTTGATAAGCCTCGCACCTGGACAGTCCACGGCATCAAGTTTGGTTTTGCAAAACAAAAGGGTTGTATCGATATCCCGGACGTCGACAAATCCATCAAGCTGATCCGGAAGCACTTCCCTGACAAAGCAGACTTGCTGATCGTCACCAAAGAGAGCATCAGCAAAGACGCCGTGGGCAATCTCTCTGTCGATGAACTCAAACGCATCGGCTGCAACGTGGTGGCCGACACCGATGACGTGGTGATCAAGCCAACCGACAGCAACGTCGACAAGCTGGTCACCGCATTACTCAAAAACGATGAAGCAGATAAGGAGGCATCATGATTCATGACAGTCAGGATTTTAAAAACGGTCGGACTGCAGGTTTAGTTTTGGCTATTGCTGAATTACTGCGTGCTGGTTATAGCAGTATGGCAGAAAGTATCAAATCCAGTGCAGGTATCGATCCAGATGAGGATCTGAGCTTCTGCGCCGATTATGACTTGCAGGCTTTTCGTGAAGAGTGGCCAGAGTTTTCTGATGTTTATGGTGATGACACCGAAATTGAAAATTTCTGGAAACGTGATGATAAAAGGACAGTTATCACGACCTTGTTGGTATCTGACCATGAATTCAATGGACCAATTACACCAGAGCGTGTAGCCAAATGGTCCGATGAAGAATGCCAGGCTGTAGAAGACTACTGCCGTGCAGTCCATATCCATGCCAGTGATAACGATGACTATCCGGTACCACCTAAACCGGCAGTATTGGAGGCCGCATGAAAGCTAATCCATCCGGTACCTGGGCAGAACAAAAGTTATATAAAGCTGGGTTTTTAACAGCCTCAGAGCGAAAGAAGCAAGGCATTAAAGATACTTGTGGCAGCTGCGCAAGCCTTGATCAGAAACACGGGGCCCATTGCAAAAAGCATGACTTTAAGACTCGTACAGGTGCTGTCTGTAAGGAATTTAAAGAACGTACAGCGGAGGATATCTGATGGCTGCATTAAACCTACCCGATGCCTGTGACCCAATCTATAAGCGTGCTGAATCAATCCTGACTCAATATGGTGACGCACTCCAGGATGCGCAAAGAACTGATGACCTGGTGTTTTTAAACATGCTACTGCGTCGCCGTTTGGTGTTTGGCACAGATCGTTATGAAAAACGCCTGGAGGCTATAGAGGCCGGTCTGCCGATCAGCGATATCGCAAAAGCGCAGCTTGATCCTGATGTGGCTGCGTGTGTGAAATCAAACAGAGCATAAACCCTCAATTTCAGGCCGTTAACTAGCGGCTTGATGTGGACGGTTTAACGGGACGATTAATTATGACTTTAGATATCAAAAGCGAGTTGGTTGCAGAAAAATGCGAGGTTTGTGGAAAGCCTGTTTATGCAGGACAAGGCTTTAACTCGCAGACGCTTAATCATTGGGATTGTAGAAAGAAGGTCACACTCACCAAGCAAAACAGAGCTGAGCATGAGCAGAAATTAAGCTTTTTATGGGGCACGTTGAGTCTGCATTGTGATGGCTACGATGTCAGTTTGCAGGTTTATCAGCTCAAAATGAAGCTGGTTGTGGAAACATTTGTCGATGGGGTTTTTAAAGGTGAATGGATGATGCCTGAAGAGGGTAAGGAATTCCCTCAATGCCAGTTTTTGAATAAAAAAACCATCCGTGCTTACAGCCCAAAACAGAAAGCTGGTCTTATTAAGCGATTTGGGAAAAGACGTGCTTATCAGATGTTTGATCTTGATCGTGTGAAGTTTTATTACTCAGGCACATGGACAAGTGGCAAAACAGCAATCAGCCACCTGATGAAGGTGTGCAAATCTGTTGAGGTGTATGAATCATGATCTGTGACGAGTCATCTGAATTTTTTATGGTTGCAAATGCTGAAAGCGAACCAGGTATGCCAGTTAACGTTCTGTCCAGGCCTCCACGCGCTGTACAGCCATGCATCAAAATGGCTGAGTCTGAGGCAGTTAGGCTTGCCCAAAAAACAGGGAACCGCTTTTTTGTTTTGGCAGCTGTGGCTTATGTGGAAATTGTTGACGGTATTCCCAGGTGGACAGAGGTTGCAAATGGCTAAACCAAAACCACACCGCAACAACCAGCTTGCAATGATTCACATTGCCCGGGCGCAGCTTGGCCTGGATGATGAAACATATCGCAGCATTGTGCGCTTGGTTAGCAATGGCCGTGAATCGTCCGCTGGCCAGCTTGACTACGCCGAGCGCAAAAAGCTGCTGGAGCACTTTGAGGCTCGTGGCTGGAAAAACACCAAAACGGCCACGCCTAAAGCAGCCAAAAAGACCAACCAACCACTGGTTAACAAAGTCGGTGCATTGCTGGCCGACATGAAGCTGCCCTGGAGCTATGCCGATGGCATTGCCAAGCGCATGTACAACCGCGACCGCGTGCAGTGGTGCGAGGCCGAGGAGCTGCGCGGTGTGATTGCTGCGCTGGTTAATCGACAAGAGCAGGCTAATCGACAGGAGCAAGCATGATTGTGATTGAAGTAGTCGAGGCGATGGCGTTTTTTGGGTTTGGTTACCTGGTAGGCGCATTACTAAACCGGAAGCCGCCTGTGATTAAGCAGGTGATTGATCCGGAGTTTCTGGAAGAACTGGTTGATGAACTAGACATTCATTCAGTCACTGAACATGCAGATAGATGCGGCATGGTGCTTATGCCTAAAGGATTTGAGGATATCAGACGTGGAAAATCAAAACGTTTACCCTGATCTGCCAGAGTCCCTGCAGCAGATGATAGCTGCCATCGGTGAGGTGGCCACTTTGGCACTGGTTGAAGAGTTTCCAGGCACGACACAGCGCTTGCCTGCGATCAGCAATGTGGCCACGCATCACTTTGTGCCGGTGATCGGTGAAGTACTGCTGATGGGGCTTGTTAAAGCCTTGGGCGGCTCAAGGGATATTTACATCCCCCGCTGCCTGGAAGGCATGCGCAAAAAACGTGACCAGGCAATCGTGCGCGAATATTTGGCAGGCACACCTGTCAATGAGCTGGCTTTGAAGTATCATTTATCCGATCGTCATATTTGGCGCATCCTGAAGGAAACAAACATGCAGGATGATCGCCAGGCTGAGTTGTTTTAAGGGAACAATAATGAAAAAACTAGCACTCATCGTATTACTGTCACTCTCCGGCTGTGCCGTTCAACCACTACCATTGAATGATCGTGCGGCCAGCTCGTACCAGGTACCAGTAAAGACGTTAATCGTCGATAACTTGGCCATTGATAAAAAGGTTGAGGTAGATGAAACGATTTATGTAAACGGTTGGACACCCGTTTATGGTGCAGAATTTAAACCATCACTTAGCCAGACCTTAGCCATGCGTACCAAAAATTCAATCATTGCTAATGGTGAATCCGGGCGTGTGGATGTTTCGATCTTGCGAACAGGTTTTTTCGTGGAAAAAACCGTGGCTGACGATATTGTTTTTGTTGGCTTTCTGACCCTCGGTAAAGAGCGGGGTTATAAGTGTGATGCTGAAGTAAACATAAAAAGCGATAAGGATTCTCAGCGTATGACTCTCACACATGAAATACGCAGAACCTATTTTGATGAACTCGAACAAATAAGGCAGTTTGTTGATGCTTGTGAGGATGAATTGGTAAAGCAAATTGCTGAGGCCGTCAAAAAACTCAGTTGACAAGTTTTATAAATCAGGCGCAAAATCCGCGACAAGTGCTTCAAAACACTTTCACAATAGGTTACTGCGCCCGAATGTTGCGGTTTTTTTACGCCCATAAGTTTCATTTATGGCCGAGCGTGTAACGAATACAATACCTGCTTGCAGGAAATAAGTTCGCCGCCTTGTGACGGTTTTGAAGCGCTTGGCCGCCTAGTGCCATACTAGGTTTCCATTCAAAGGAATCACAAAATGCAAACGAACCAACTTGTTCACCAAAATGGTGAGCGTCTCTTTGTCACATCCCTTGAAATATCCAATCGCTTCGGCAGACAACACAAAGATGTTTTAAAGGCAATCCGTAGCCTTGATTGCTCTGAGGAGTTTAACCGGCGAAATTTTGCGCTGGTTGAATACCATGATGCAAAAGGTGAGAAGCGACCAAAATATGAAATCACCCGTGATGGCTTTGTCTTTTTATGCATGGGTTTTACAGGCAGCCAAGCAGCATTATGGAAAGAGCGCTATATCGAGGCATTTAATCAAATGGAGCGTGCATTACGCGAAAGTGCTCCATTGGTACAACACCAGCAACAGCTCAGCCTTGCCCGCGAGATCGGCGTGTTGCGTGACCAGTTGCTTGAGCAAAACCGCATGATGCTAGCTTTGTTTGAGCGTCTAACACTGGCGCAGCGTGGCCAAATCCGTGCACAGGATAAGCTCACCCGCGTGATTGAGCGTGAGCGCAATATGCTGGCCCGGCAAGAAAAAGCCAATGCACGTGAAACCATTTTGAAAATGGAGGCAGATGGCGTGCCGCGTGATGTGATTTGCATAACCACTGGCCGCACTTTAAACCACGTGCGCCAGGTGATTTGGCAGGCCAAGCGTGATGGTGTGTTCCCTCAAAAGGAGGTGCAACATGCTTAATCCCAACGAACAAGTCACCCCGCAAGCATTCCTTGAAGCTTTTATCATGGCATTTTGCAATGAGTTTGCCGTGCCAGATGCTAACGGGAACCCACCGCCTGGGGCGTTTGTTGCACTGGGCAACATCGCCCGCGATAATGCTTACACCCGCGGCTTTAATGCTGGCCGTGAGCAGGGTTACCAGCTTGGCCTGGCACAAGTGGCGCATGCCAAGACAAAAACACAAGAAGTGCTGAGTAAAATGCAAAATAGTTGACCGAAAATCCGGTTGGCAGTAGCCTATAAATAGGGGTCGCATTCGCGGCCCTTTCCTTTAGCTGACATGTGTCAGTGTCGAGTAATC